TGTGTTGCGTTCATAGCCATATGCACTAAAACATGATTTGTAAGTGCTAACATAGCGAAAGATGAGTATGCACCCATTGGTTGGCCGACACTATACTTAATGACAGCTCCACTTTGTACAGACCAACTTCTATCTAATATCTCTTTCCATAAGCTACCGGGGTAACCTAATAAATCGAGAATTTGACTCTGAACATCTACCGGTAAACGATCAGTAGCAGCAGTTAGATCAAGACTCTGAACTCTTTTAAACTTTCCAAAATTCTGTATACTCAATTCTTCTAACATTAACTTGATAGGCCTAACTTGATTATTAGTACCATCTTGGTAAATATTCGATAATTTTGAATAAATTGAATCATGTAAGGGTCTAAAGAGAATCTGTGTCCAGAAATCTGTAATACCAATCTTTCTTCTTTTACCCCTAGCCTCTTCTAAAACAGAGATGTGACCAAGAGTTGGATATACACTGAATATATAACACAAAAGAGAGAGAGGAGCTACTAAAATGGACAATACAGTAAATTGACCTAACAATACTCAATATTTGTTTAATCAACAAATTTTGGTATATTTAAGTCATTTATCAGGTATTAAAATTCATCCAACAAGATCTAGTAATATTCCTTGAGTAGCTACGGGTAAGTTAGGTCCGACTTTACTTTAAGCTCAGAAGATCGATGGCTTTCCAACTTTTAATGTTGTTATATCAAGAGATTTCAGAGCTCCTCGAAGTTTTCAGTCGTCTAATGTCTTTGAGACTCCTGTAAAAGGAGATGTCACAGACTCATAGTCTACTTTTGAGTATTTAGGGCTACAAGCTCTAAAGAACGAAAGAAGACTTAAGATCAACTTAACTTGTATCAATCGTACTCTGGTTAGATTACCAGAATAAATTTCGTATTTAGCCTCCTTAAGTAAAGATTTAACTTTATCGTTAAGTATTACAGGGAGTCCATAATATCCTAATTTATCTTTGTTACCTTTATGGATTTTAACCCATACTTTACTGTTAAACAACCTTTTAGTCCCAGGGTCTAAGTATTGAATAACTAGTCGTAACACCTCCGCCCAATAAGTTATTGTGAATGTAATACCAGATTTCTTTCATAATGTATCTATCTTTCTTGCAATATCGTTTAAAAGCCTAAACTTCTTCGCTTTAGAATTACTTCTTCAGTGAGGAGCAAAGACTCTTGAACCATAAAGAACACTAAGTAACAATGCGAATCTATGTAATTCACTCCTGGTTAATCACTTCATTGTGAATTTCCGAGGACGTTCAAGATCACGTCTTGGATAATAATATCCAATCCATGAAACTTGTACGAGTAATACAATAAATCCTAATATAATACTTGGTGCCATTGCAAAAGATGCATTTAAAGATAATTGTAAAATCATTGTAACCGTAATTTTGTAATTTATAACTTAAACTAATTCTTAAGATATTAATTTCATGATCAGTTAATGTTAATATAGTTAGAGGCAAGTCCTCGTTTTCAACGTGGATCCTTGCAAGGGTATTAAACCTATCCCCAGGTACCGCAGCTTAGTAATAATATTTTACTACCTCGTCTACTTGTGGACTAAGACTACACCAATCTACACTAAATTACTTAACCACTTATATAATATGATAAGACAATTCTAGGGTCTATAGAGACTTCTATTTAAGACTTATAAATTGATATCTAAAATAAAGTTTAGTGATTATAGCCGATTAATTAAACAATATGTAAACTTTAATATTGAAAATCCATATGGAGAATACTCCATCACTCTGGATCCTAATTTATCTTTATATACTGATAATTAAAAGTTGTTTACAGATTTAAGGAGATTTAATTCAACAAAATTATTAATGTGAACAATACTAGTTTATAAATCATACATTACAACACAGAGCAAATACTATAAACTAATAGAATAGTATCTCATGTTAAATAATGTAATCGATATAACATACATAATTAGTAATAATAACCTTGTACTTCCTTTTATAACTTTCATATGAAACATACCTGAATATATTATGAGATCATGGTCTTAATATAAGACTTCAGTCTATCTTTTCAAATATAAATACTTAAAACAAATCCTCTGGCTTCAGTTTAATGGCTGAAGGTTTAACCTTGACTAATCAAGAGACAACGGGTTTCTCTCCCGTCCGGCGAAATGTTGAAATCCATAAGATTTCCTATTAATATAAGTCAGAAAGACCTAAGTAATATAAAGATCCTATTATATCAAATAATAGAAACATGTAATTAATCACATCCGATTATGAAATAGTAAAGCACAGGCTACTTGGTTAGAATTCTAATTACTTAAACCTTATTAATAAGGTTCTATTATTGATGACATTAGTAAATAATGAATAAATTAACCACTCAAATCCCTAAAACAATACAATTATATAGTTATTGAAAATTCAATCCACACTGTATATCGGTGGAAGTTACTAAGTATATACCCGAAATGGGTATTATACCTCAACGTAATTTTGCACAGTCTATTAAGATCAGTTCCTTCGTTTCTTGCATTCTACCGCATTCAAATTATTATAAAATCTGTTATTAACCTCAATACTGTTCTCAGTATGTTTTGGCTATAAGGTTTAATCGATACTTAAGCTTCGGCGTAGAACTAATAACTACACCAGTATAAAGTACTTTAAATCCCTTCCATAACGCAGGGCTATACCGATTTTTATAGGATTTTCTGACCTATATATTTTTATAAATAATTACCACAATTCACATTGATGGTTTTATTCTGTAATAATCATTAGATGAAGCGTAGTCTGTATTAATCAAGTATCCACAAGATCTCAATATCTTATTCGTGTATGAATTTACTTTACTTATAAAAGAAGAAAGAATAGTAATTTTAATTATTATTGAGTAGTAACTACTCATCCTCTCCTCTGATATAATAAAAACAAAGTTTTTACCATATACTTATATTAGACATGATTATAGTGTAATTTTCTAAAAGAACTAAATTCCCAGTAACCTAAGAGAACAATAAACAATTTACATTACATCCTGGATAGTAACATAAAAGTCGATCATACTCTCAGATTAAAGTCCTTATTTAAAATAAGGATCTATCCAAATTCCACTTTAGTTTTATCTATGTCTGTTTTAGTTTTAATCTATAATATAATCTCTATTCTATTACAAATGAATTATCTAAGTTCATTTAAATATCAAAATTATAATACCTATTAATCATAGGTCCTCCCTAAACTACCTAAATTAAATGATAAACTCAGTATTTGATACTTGAATTCAGCATAATTGCTTATTAAAATTTAAGTTGTAATAAAATATATTTAACAAGTACATGGGTCCTCTCATTATTGGTAAGGGGGTTAGCCTTCAATAACAATTAGTGGATACGATCCACACGGTACACCTCATTATACTTATTAAGGAATAAGTTATTACTAGTTTCGGTACATTTAGAACCCTCAGTCCCTTTTCGGTAACCTTGAGCTCTTTATTCTTTCATGAGTACACCTCAATAGTCTAATTACTACTGGATTACAGCCGATATGAATAGGTGATCTATTTCAATTCCTATTTTCACTTTCCACTATAATATAAGTCTCTGGTATGAAACTTACGCAAGGTCATGGAGGATATTCATCCCCTTTAGCCTTTCCTAAGCCACTTTATCCTTCACAGGATATTGTGTATCGGAGCAATCCATTAAAGGATTCGCAAGATAGGTGAGGAATACGAAGGCCGTATCTTATAAAACTTGAAATAAACATGAAAGTTTAAGTAAGAATTACGTCCCCTTGTACCACTCTGTCTTTTACTTTAAATAAGCTTTAACACTTATCTAAATAGGAGTTTCCAAGCTCCTAGAGTCATCAGACTCATACAAAATGGTATCGGTTCCCCTGGACTATGTCCAAAGTAACGATTAGGCGATTGATGATCGC